GTTTACCGACCGCGTGCCGTATCCCGCAAGATATGCCGTCTTTGCGGTCAGGCTCTTTATGAAATCACTAAAAAATCCCATTTTCTTCACCTCAGATACGGGATGATTTCATCAGAGTGATTCTGCAATCCCGTCCATGCATTTAGGAGGCTGACCATTCCGTCAATCCTTCGGTTACTTGCCGATTTAACCGGCTGTATAGATTCAATTCCCTCCCGGTTGAGGGACTTAACTGCTGTGTTCAGCAGGCACCATCTGAGCATCGGGTTGTTCTGATAAACGATCCTGTGCTCTTCAAATGCCCCCTTCATTAGTTTCATGGGGTACGTCCACGTGAACGGCCCCTGCCGGATCTTCTCCATCGTGAATCCGATCTCTGTCATCTGCGGTGCCCAGTAGCCGGACAGCGCCGCATCGTAGCACACCCAGAGCGGGCGAATGTCATGCACCTTGACCATCTCGACAAACCAATTGGTCACGTCGTTATAGTCAACGGTTGCGCCGGCGCAAATCTTCAGCCATCCTCGCTCGGCCCATAGTCTATAAGGCGCTTCACGGTCCGATCTGTGCTTTTCATCCTGCGGCTGCAGTTTGCTCTCCGGAATGAAATATTTCTGCAGCACGTAATACCGATCGTCCTTCGGCTTCATGACCAGGAGCGTCGCGCAGGTGAGGTCTGTCGTTGCGGATAGGTCGCACCCTCCGACCGCGTAGGAGTGCTCGAGATATTCCATTGGGGCCGTCTCGACATTGACGGCCTCCTCGTAGGTGAGCCATCCCTCATTGGAGTTCTCGGGAATGTTGAAATCCTTAGTTAAGACGGTCGGCAGAAACTTCGGGTCACGCTTCGCCCTCTCCACATGCTCCGTGAGCGTCTGCAGGCTCTTAATTTTGCCGAGGCCCGGATTCGCCTTTTCCCAACATTTTGGGTCGGTCCATTCGTCCCGGCTGTCCAGTTCGTTGATCAGAGCGAGTAGGCGATAGTCGTGATAACCTTCGTCCCACAGGGCGACGTGTGCAGCATATTCGTAACGGTCATCAAAAAAGGCCTCCCGCAGGAAGCCATTCGTTGAAATCATCCAGTAAAGAGGCTGTTCTCGCTCTGCCTGTGACTGCTTGAGCACATCGTAGAGCTTGCTGTCTTTCTGGGCGTGTACTTCGTCCTGGCAGACGAAAGAGGCATTCAGACCATCCAGATTGTCTGTCTTCGCCGCCAGTTTCTTGATTTTGCCGAAGTTCATCGAACAGTAAATGTCCGATTGCCGTTTCTTCTCGACACTGCGAAGTGCCGGCGACTGCATCCGCATATTGGCAGCCTCTGAGAATACCTGATCAGCCTGGTCTCTGGAATTGGCCGCGCAGTAGATTTCCGGGCCAGATTCTTTGTCGTTGATCAGCATGTCGTGAAGGACCGCTGCCGTCTCGGTCGACTTCCCGCACTTACGACCCCGGACATCGAAAACTTCCCGGAACCGTCTTTTCCCTGTGTCCTTCTCAAGCCATCCGAATATCAGTTGCATCTTGGCGAGTTGGAACAACTCGAATTTGATCAGCGTCCGCCCTGCCTTGCCTTTCGACTGCCTGCAGAACTTCTGCATGAAATCGATGTGCCGCTGCCCTGCTGCCTCATCGAAGTAAAAAGGGAATCCCGGCGGCGGGGCGTCCATCCATCCACATTCCCTCTCATACACTGCCCGGACCTTCGCCGATGCGACGGTCTCGCCGCTGCGGATCTTCTCCAGGTAGAGCTTTGGCCAGTTCATTTTATGAACTCCATGAGTTCCGCAGCCACGGCTTTCTCGTCCTCCGAAGGGAGCAACCCGGTCAGCTGCTTGATGATATTCTGGTAGACCGTCGTGTACTTGGGCCGAAGCTCCGCAGCCACCGACTTCTTCACGCCCCACTGATTTTCGCCGTTCTTGTATTCCTCGGACATACCGTCCCGGATATAGAGCAGGCCGCATTCGTAGATCGCGCAGGCGTAGGAGGCGGCGTCATCGATCAGCTGCGCGTAGAGCTTGAGCGTCTCCGGATCCACGTCCTTGAGGGCCGCTTTTATGGCTCTTTTGTTTTTCGCGATAACCTTCTTTCTCTCTGATTCTGTCAAAATCTGCTTTGATTTATCCATGTTTACACCGTCTCCGAATTATCTGACAATAGATGTAGCATTTTGTAATTATCTGCCGATAGACCACACCCTTATACGCGCGCCGGGTCAGTTATTCCGTAGAGCCGCACCGGTGCCTAATGGGCCTGGTCTGAATTTGCTATCCGGGGGGCTATGTCGCCGTTTTCATCGAAAAAATATTCCGGCGCACAATCTTTTTGAACGATTCCCTTGTCTCCCATCGTCTTGATCGTGTGGCAAACATGACAGAGACTCTGCAGGTTGTCGATGTTAAGGGATACCTGCCTGTCTCCTATGTTCTCAGGCGTGAGTTCCTTGATGTGGTCGACCTCTGTCGCCCTTGCTCCGCAGAATCTGCAGGTGAATCCATCACGGATCAGTGCCCGCCGCCGCAGTGCCTTCCATGCCTGCGACTTGTAGAATCCCTGCGCCCATTCCTTTGCCATGTCCACCTCACAAATAAAGCGGGCCCTTCGACCCGCCTGGCATGACTTGTATAGCGCTGTTGCCCTGCGCTACAGCTCTGCTGGCAGGCGTCGATCCTGCTCCCCCGCTCGGACAGCATATGCCCTGACACGTCCTTTTACCAATCTTCAGGCATCAGCAGAGATATATCTGCAACAAAAGAGCGCCGCACCGATGGAGGATGCGACGCCCGAAACAAGAAGGAATCCTGTGGCTTATCTTGTCTTCTTTTGTTCTTACATGTTATCACACGTCGTGTTGGACATTAAAGGACATCATCCAATGGAAAGTGTTGCAGTGCCCTGCCATGGATTCTGGTCACATTCCTTTTGCTATAATTAAGCCTGGTCGATATCTGTTCCCAGTTGAGCCCGTCAATATATCTGTATCGCAGGATCTCTCTTTCCGTCTGATCTTGCATCCTGTCAAGTCTCTTATAAATGTCCACCTCGATTCCGCGAAGCCTTGTGTACTTGTTGATCATGTACTCTGTCATCTCGTCCATCTTTGCGATGTAATCTGACAGGTCATGATTTGAGTCATGCGCCTTTGGCATGTCCGAGTAATTTATAGCTGATGGCGCCGCATATTTAAGACGTAGTTGTGCCATTCGTCGGTCAAGGTCTTCTATCTCTCGCATCACCTGCCTGAATCTCATCAGATACTCTTTAGCCGTCATCACTTAATGATCTCCACTGCTTCCTCTTCCGCTTCGTTAAAGTTGATGTCGATTACATTGTTGCAGTCATGTCCCAGCTCCGGCAGGAATGCGGCCCCGCATTTCTCGCACTCCTCAAATTCCACCGGGAACACTGACACATCATTCTGTGCTTTGTCCGCTATCCATCTTGCTGTCGCTAGATCCATTTTAATCTTGCTCATTCTCCGCTCCCTTCTGTTTCAACGAACCTTGTCTGAGACGGATAGATGTTAATTGTGCAATCACGGCAGTTCTTAACAGTCACCTGTGCAGGGAATCCGTCATAGGCATCAGCAAGCATCTCGATCTGTTCCTGTGCTTCTTCCATACCTTCTGTTTCTACCTTGATCTTAAAATTTTTGTCGCTCATTTTTCTCACCTCTGCTCATAATCTTTCATTGCTTTTCTGTATCCGTCCTCAAATCCTCTGCGATATGGAGACGTACTCGTGGAGTTGTCATTGATGAACCACATTATGCCCATCGCCGCCATTCCCGCTATAAACGCTATTGCTTCGCTCATTCCGTCACCTCTCTCATTTTTTGACGGTCACGTTGCTTTTAAACGCCCCGCCGACAAGAGCCAACAAAATCCAAATCCCAAAAGCGATTTTCCATGAGAACATATACCCAAATGCCCAACACAGGCATTTTACTAGCAAGGCTGTAAATCCAAAACTTGCCAATAATAATGCGATAACAATTGCAATATAAATTCCGATATATTTCATTCCGTCACCTCCTGATCGCAGTATCCCTCTTCGTTATATTTGCACTCCTCACACTCGCACCTTACTTGCATCCAATGCCCTCCCGCAGTTTCTGCAATAATGATCCCTTAAGTCAACAGGTTCCCCGCACGAGCCGCATTCATGCCACAATGTAACACCCTTTGACGTTTTACATACAGTCACCTCGGCCACTTCGTGCTGTTCCCTGGCTTGATCCTCTTTCCCTTTGGCATATCCTCTGTTATATGCTTCTTGCAGATCTCTTTGGTATTCTCTCTCAGCTTCCAATGTCTCGTTAAGCATCATCCGCCTCCTCTTTCCTCACCGCTTCGATGAGCTTGTTCAATCCTTCAACGACGTTGTCGGTGTGTTTGCACGATATGTCAAACCCGTCTTTAACTATGGTTGCGTACTCGAACATCTTTTCTTGTACCTTGTCATTGCTCTCCAGGATCTCCTTCTGGAGCTTGATCGCTTTTCTGCAGTTCTCCAGGATATCTTCCGCTTTCTTCCAGAAGAATATCAGCACCACCGCGGCGCCCCAGCCGAAGCCAATCACGAATACACAAATTGTCAGCCAATAGCTATTCACTGTTCGTCACCTCCGTAAAGCTCTCTTTCGGTTTTCTCTTTCTTCCAAATCCGAAGCAGCTTATTCCACATTGCGCTCTCCATCCCCGGATACTGGTCGGCCTGCTGCCTGATCCAGTCGATCGGTATCGCTTCCACCGGCGGCTGCTCGTCAATGTCCTTGCAGATATCCTCTGTCAGCTGATTTGCAAACTGCCGAAGTGTCCCGCTCCTAAAAAGCTGTGCTGTGCTTTTGAATCCGTTTCTGCAATATTTCTTGAAGGCTTCCGCACTGATGAGCTTGTCTTTCATCCTGTCGCTCCTTTCTGGTTAAAGCAATGCCTCGTACATCTTTTTAAACATCCCGGCCAGCATCCTGTTGTGGATCTTTCTCGTCGTTGCCTGCCTGTTCAGAATCGTTTTGTTCGTCGGCTTGTACCGTCTCTGGCTCCTGTGGCTTCTGGCCATCTTCTTTTTCTTCCCTGTCATATTCACTCTCCAGCCATATCTTCCATGCTTTCCTGTCGCCACCCGGTCCGCAGAATAAACATTCTTCACATCCTTCTACCAGCACGCATAAGATGTCGCAGAATTCTGTTGGCACTTCTGCTCCGCTCTCTACGAGAAAATCGGCCAGCTGGTCCGCATCCATGGCCCTGATCCGCTCAATGTTCCTCACGTCCTGCGCCTCCTAAAATCTCTACGCATACGAGCCTTGCGATACTTCCATCGCCGAGCATAGCTCTTTTTAACCGGCAGTTCTGCTCTTCTCCAAGATCTGCCGCATCCTGCAGATCTACGGCTTCCACGATATCTGACAGAGTTTCGAAAATATCTCCCTTCCCTACTTCGTATGTGATTTTCCAGAACATCCTCTTCCTGTCCCTCCATTAAAACTTTAAATACTGAATCCCAATCTATGCTGTTTAATGCTTCGACTAACTTTTCTGTTACTTTTGTAAACACCTCTGAGATATTCTCCATTGCTTCCGCTATCCTCTGAAGCATCGCCTGATATTCCTCGCTATTGGCAGCCTTCTGCAGCCATTCCCGGTATTCTTCGTAATCGAACTCTTCCATGCTCTCCTTTCCGGGCGGCCAGCGCTGCCGCCCTTTGTTATTTTGCGCAGAATTAGGTATTCACATGAGCACTCCCTATCAAATGGGTGTTGTTATATGCAATTGCGCTGCATTTATTTACAGATAGCTGCGCCCGATCAGCACCATGAACTCGTCCCGCGTGTGGGTCTGCTCGAATCGGCGCTGCACATCCTGCTGGATGATCAGGCATGTTTCGTGATTCCGGTGGACCGCTTCCGGGCCGCCGGCGTGTATATGATGCTTTCGGCAAAGGTACACTTTGAAGCCGTTGGCCTCTGATATTTCCCGCTGCCCTGGCCCGAAATACACATGGTGCTCTTCCGTCCTCTTGACGCTGTAGTCTCCGTGAAGCTTCTCACACAGGTAGCATCCCCCGTCTTTTGACTGGATGATACTCGGCGTGTGCTTCTTTCTGGGCTTCTTGCTTTGTCTCTTCGGATACATGAGGTCAGCCATAGGAGATGTTCTCCATCCTGCTCTTCTCCGTCACGGTGATGCACAAGCCTTTGTCCTTCATTTTGAGCCCGAGCGTTTTCTCGTCTGACTGCTTTACGCTCAATGTTTTGATCTTTCCGTCCATGATCATCTCGCCGGCTGCGCCGAACAGCTTCTTAATTCCCTCGTTTTCCTGTCCGAATACTACTTCGAGGTCTTGAGAAAAGACTGCGAGTACTGATTCTCTCCATGCGTACTGCAAGGCTCCGTCACAGCGGCATTTGCTTGTTGCTATTTCGTTCAGCTCTTCCTCGGTTGCTTCCGGATCGGCGTCAATCATATATGCCTGTCCGCAGAATTTACAGAATCCGTGTGCCATTCGTTCTCCTTTCTCATTCCGCTGTCGCGGCTAATCCGACCATTTTGATCCTCAGGTGCTCCAGACGCTCGATCGTCTGTGCCATTCCCGCGAAATTGTCGCAGTCGAGCATGATCTTGAGGCTGTTCATTTCTGCCGTGAAGCGGTCTTTGAGGTCCCGCATGGGATCAGGTTCTACAGGCGGAGGCAGGATCTCGTCGATCTCCACCTGCTCTGGCTCGTCTTCGGTCTCCGGAGCCGCATTTTCTGCGATCGCGGAATCCGTTTTTACATTGACGTCTTCAATGGCCGACGGCTCTTTTTGCGCCGGCGCAATTTTCTCAGTGCTCACTTCCGGGTCCTTTTTGCCCGTTTCTTGCGGAATGTGCTCGTTTTTCTCCGGAATGTGCTCATTTTTCTCCGCTTTTTGCACGCCTGCTGCGTTTTTGGGATGATCTTCCTCACCGAAAACGTTTCGATAGGTGTTTGCGCCGTCAATCTTTCCCTCGAAGATATCCGCCGCTATCTGGAAAAAGCCCGCCCAGCTCATGGGCGCCGGCGACTTGGGGAAGACCTTGACCATGATCCTCGCCTCCATCATGGACACCATCGTCGTCTTGTGGCGGAATGTCCGCGCCCCTGCCGGGTTTACGATCTCCTTCATCCCGTCCGTATTTCCCTCTTCGTAGGCCTTCGAGGAGTAGAGGTCATTCATTATTTCCTTGTTTTCTCGGAAGAATTCAAAGATCCACTTGTGCTCCGGGAGCATATTGGGCAGCTCCGGAGCGGCCTGCTCTGGTGTCTGCTCTTCCGCGATCGCGGGTTCCGTCTTTGCATCGACCTCTTCAATGGCCGGCGGTTCTTCTTTTGCAACCTCTTTGTTAAATTTCTTGATCTCCCGGATGTCCTCTTTCTTCATCTCCGGAGAGACCATCTCAAGATCAGCGTCAGGGAGCGCCAGCATCTCGGCGAGCTTCGCCGATCCGAATTCCGCATATTCGAGCTTCAGCTGCTCGCCATACCCGTCGATCGAGTATTTCTTGTTGATGGCCATGAATCTGGAGACGGTCGACGCGGACAGGCCGTAGTTGTCTTTGGCCCATTCCGTCAGCGAATCATATCCCTCGTTCCTGTATCCTTCCGAGTCCTTGATCTTCCTCAGGATGTACCCGATCCGGACAAATCCCGCTGCCGACGCCTTCAGTTCCATTTCGAGGCGCCCTTTCAGCGCCATCCAGTCGTCCAATGTCATCTGGACGTATTTCATGTCTGCCATAATCCCTCCTTACATCGCCTCGGCGAGGAGCCTTTCCCGCACCTGCCGCTTTTTCTCCTTCTCGGTCCTCTTTTGTATCTGCCTTGTGAATGCTGCCAGAACCGGTTCTACTTTCTCCCAATCCGGCTTTCTGTCGTAAGCTCCATAGCTCTGCAGGACCTTTCCGTCATACTCTACTTCGAGCGTGTAATATGGTGTCTCCGGATCTTCTGCGTTCCGCAAAAAGAGGATGAATGTCTTTCCCTCGTTCATTCTCTTGATGTACCTGTCCGAAGCGCCGACGCAATGATGCTGTAGTCTTCCTTCGCGCTTTATGTCCTCCGCATCCCTGGGGACAACAATCTTAAGGCCTGCTTTTTCAAAGCTGAAGTGGTCCACGTTGTCCAAAAATGACTTTTCGATCCACCTGAACATCCTGTTCACTCTTATCTTCTCTTTTGCCGCTTCTTTTGCGTTTTTCTCCTCCAGGTACCTGTCGTGCATCTGGCGGAGTTTTGATGTGTGGCAGACAATTTCATCAGTCGGGTCCATTCCGCGATTGATTGCCATATTGATATAATCGATGTACATCTGGTTCGTGGCCGCGAAGCTCCTCTTTTCCTTCTCCGCCTGCTTTCGGATATAGTTGATCATCCTCTGCAGGGTCATCCCTGTTCGTTTAAGGTCCAGATCTTTGATACGCACTCCTTCCGACGAGATAAACTTTAGCGTCTCATCGTCAATCTTTTCATTGTGTTCATCAATGTAATTCAGTGCGTCGATCGTGTAGAAATCTCCGTCCAACATCCTCAGCCTGCGGAGCTGCTGGCCATTGACTCCGATCAGTGATTTCAGGTCCTTTGCATCCGGATCATCGAATCTGACTGAATCGTATGCCGCTAATCTGGCCAGCCTCTTCAGCCCTGCTTTAACCAGATACTCGATATAACCTCTCTCCGCCGCTCTTTCGAGTGCGTACTGCATATTCTCTTCGCGGTGTGAGAGGAACAGGTCTGCAACTTCTTTTCTTACGCCCGTGTTCTCCAGTACTTCCTTGATATTTCTCAGGTACAAGATCCCCCGGCCGATCGAATATGCATTTGTCCTTGCGCTGTAATACCCGTTCCAGTAACCGCCCTCCTTCGTCTCTGCCCACATGTATCTCCCGATCGGCTCAACCTGCCTCTCCTCGTAAGAGGCCACCGAGTGGAATGTGTATGGGTTGGCCAATACCCTGAATATCTCAACAATGCTTGTTTTGCATGTCCACCTGTCGATCGGCCCTGCATTCTCCCGCCGGAAGTGTTTGACGACTCTGAACTTCCGGAATGCGATATATTCGCCCGCTTTCTGCGCAAGGACTACGACATCGTCCGTTCTCAGACGCTGCTGCTTTCCCCACGCCTTCGCTGCCAGGTATTCCCCGCACTGCATGCAGAAATACCTCTCTTCGGGCTTGTAATCGTACCTTGTGGGGTTTCCTTTCGTGTGCACCATCTTCTGGTCTGTTTTCCAGGTCTTCCCGCAGTGCGTGCAATAAACCTCCGTCTGTTTGCCCTTTTTCCGGTAGAAAAGGAAATTGCTCAGAGCCGTCCCGTCTTTATCTGCCCACTCCTTGAAACCTTCCGGAAGAGGCGGAATGAGCGCCATGTGTCTGTCCCATTTTTCTATTCGCCTCTTCACCTTCAGGTCATTTTCTTTTCCTCTGGCGTATTCCTGCCAGCTCCTTACTGCCTCTTTGATCGAGCCGTCTACCGTGCGCAGTTCTTCGTTGCAGAGGTCGAGATCCTCTTTTTCAAAGACATCTTCCGCCACACTCGGGTCTGTTCTCGGCAGTCCCCTGTCCTGTTTTATGTTCCAGATTGTGTTATACAGATATGCTTCCGACCAGCCCTCGCCGATGCGGGTCAGCCATTTCTCATTTTCCGTATCTATGAAGGTCGTGAAGATCGGCGGACCGCCCGCTGCCACCTGTGCCCTTCCGTATACGGCTATCACAAGGATTCCGCCTTCCTTCTGGACAGTGAAATACAGTTTTGTTGCGTATGTCTTGATCTTTTCGTAGTAATCCTCGTATCCGCTCTTTCCGTTCTTGTATGTCCACCGTTGTCTCTTCACAAGCCTTTCGATATAGCGGTCTTCTTTGGCCCTTCTGACCATTTCTTCTGACGGCCCCTTGAACGCGATCGCCAAAAGATCTTTCTTCCTCATCTCTTGCCTCCGTAATACTCCCTGATTAGCTTCCTGGCCGTTGCCTGCCCCGGGATCCCGAGAGTCACCTTGCTGGCCGAGACCTTTGCTTCCTTGAGGATGTCCTTGTCTACCGGCTGCTGATGGCCAAAGGACCACTTGAGCAGCGCACCGATACACCCTTTAAGTGATTTCCCTTTTGCGCGCACCTTGCGCGCCATGTCCTCGTCTTCGATACACACAGCTTTGATATACTCCACCCAGTCCGCCATGATGTCCTGCGGCTTGAGCTCTGCCGCTTCGATATCGATCTTTCCGGCCGCTGCCGTCTGTGCATCACACATGACCGGAATGTCTCCGGAGATATACATCTCTGCATATTCCACCGGAATTCCGTTTTCTTCGGCCAGTGTTTTGATGCTGACCGTGTCTCCTTCCGTGAGCAGGTTCCCCGCCAGCTCGTTGATCTCATCCGCCGATCCCATCTCTCCAAATTTGCCGAACATCCTATTCTCCTTTCCTTTTCTGTGTCCGGACGTACCACATGACGTCCTGGTAATCCTCCTCCGTCAGCTGCTCGAATTTCGGCTTTTCGCCGTTGAACTTCAGCACCTGCAGCTTGTTGTATGCCCGCTGCCAGTACTCCCAGTTCTCGATCTTTTTATGTTTTTTATTTTTCCATCCGTTGAACTGCCACGTCTCCGTGTTCTTCTCGACCATCGTGGCCACCCAGAAGTCCTGTATGTGGATCACGATCTCCGCCGGCCTGTTGAATCTGTCGAGGGCTTCTACGAGCGTGATCAGGTTGGCCATGTGATAGGTCTCATCGATCGGGAAGGCGTCGAATCTTTTATGCTCTCCCATTTTGATCAGATATCCGGCCCATCGCTCGCGCTGGCGTGGATACCGGTCATCCGCCGCTATGTAAACGTCTACTTTCATGTCTCCTCTTTCTCCTGCCCGCTGCCGGCGGTCTCCATGATCGGTCCCTCGGCGGCAGTGGTTTTAGTCTGGCCAGCTTGTATGTCCGGTATTGGTATCCGTCCATATTGATTCCTTCAAAGTAGCTCTCCTTTATCAGATACCATCCCTTCGGGATCCTCGGCGCGTCCTTCAGCTTCCATCCGCTGATCGGCTTTTCCTCCGCCTTCGGGATGATCAGGTTCTTCGAGTGCGTCAGCTTTGCCTCGACCACCTTGTGCTCACCTTCTGCCGTGCTGTCCGGAGTCTTTGCCATGTAAGACCCGAGATCCTTTCCTGTGCGCGTGATGTCCCTGATCAGCTGATCGTATACGCCGCCATACTGCCAGAGCTCTTTGATGATGTCTGACCCTCCGAAGATGGCATTGCAGATGAAATGGATGTGCCATGCCCCTCTGGGCGTGCATTCGATATTGGCCACCCAGTAAAGATCGAAATATCGTTTGCGGTATTCTCTGCGGAGTCGCTGATAAAATGCCTTGAAAATGTCCTGTGCCTCTTTCATATTGGCCGGGCGTTGCGCGGGCGCAAATGTCAATGTTCGCACATAGTCGCCTTCCGTGAAGTTTGCACCGATGATTCTTGCCGCCCTCTCCTCCTTCCGGCGCTGGTTCTGTTTCTTCACTGCCTCCGGAGTCGGCTTAGCCTTTTTCTGCCTTGGCTGGCCGGGAGCTCCATAGCGAGCTGTGTGGTACTGTTTCACTTCTATGAAATTGCCGTACCGATACTTCTTCTGCATGTAGCTCATCGGGTCCGTTTCTCTCCAGGTTTAATATCTTTATGAACTTGGAAACGGGCCAGATTTGCCCGTTTCTCTCGACAATTCCCGCCCGCCTGTGCTACACTCTAATTGGTTTGTAGAGCTCGTTTGGGACGGGCTGGCCGGCTTTCATCAGCCGGCCTTTTTTATTGTTCTTGTGATCATGGCCTCGGCATTCGCGATCGCCGCCTGCAGCTCCGCATCCGTTCGTCCAAATTCGCCGATCAGCTGATGCTTGCGGTTGTTCATGTTGCCGTAGTAGAGATTGATCATGTATCCGTCTTTCTGCAGGACCGCTGCCCGGTACGACAGGTAATCCGCGACCATCTTTCTGACGAGGACTTCTTCCCTATCTGCTGCGCTTCTATTCATTCCCGCCCCGCCTTCCCGGCTTGTGCGATCAGCGCCAGCCCGATCTTTGTCTTGTCGATCTTTTCGCCCTTTCGATTCAGTGAATCGATCACCGCTCCTACAACTCCAAATATGAGCTCCTCTTTGCCCACACTGTCTTTCTTGTAATTTATAAGCGTCATCAGCACCGCCTCTACCGCCACACATACATCTGTTATGAGCTCGATGGGTTTTCCTTCTGCTTCGCAGTATCCTCCATTAACTTTGAGCATGTTATCCCTCCTTACTTCCCAGCACTATCGCGCACAAAATGGCGACGATTAATGCCACTATTAATGTGACCGCGCTTTCCGGACTGTCAAAAAAACTGTCCATGCCGCATCCGCAGATCACAAGCGCCACCCAGAATATCGTCCCGATCACTGTTTCCTTATCCATACGTCCTCCTGTACATTTCGTTGCAGGCCTTGGCCGACCTGCCTATTCGGTCTGATATCTCGCCGAAGTTCAGGCCGGCGTCTCGTAACTCCTTCAGCGTTTTCAGCTCGGACTCTGTCCATGACGAGATGTGCATCCTGTGTTCCAGGCGCCCCTCGTTTACCAGCTTCTCGATCCTCGACGAGATCCCGCCTCGGCTCCTGTCAAACACCTTGGCCAACTCGTCATACATGGCGCCGTCTTTGTACATCTGGATCAGCTTTTCCTCTTTTTCCGGTGTCCAGAATCCCGCGTTCTTCCTCGGCTTTCTCTGCCGTGGTTCCTTCGGCTTCCTCTCTTTTACCTTCGGCTTTTTCCGATGTGCCGGCTTCGGCACCGGCTTCGGATGATAGACGCTTGGGATCTCTATCACCCGCATTCCCGGTGCGTACGTTCCTACTACCTGCTTCTTGTAAACGGCTCTCGTCGGAGCCGGCGCGTCCGGCAGTACGATATTTTTGATTGATGCTTTCAATCTCTCTTCTGACCTCCTCCCTCGACCTGTATTCCGTACATTGCCCCCTCTGCTCCCAGCACTCCCACTGGTGGAGTCAGTCGTCGCAGATCATCGGGCCGTCACCCTGATCTGCACCTTATATCTGTCGCTCAGGATGTCAGACAGGACACCGAGCAGCTTCTGGACGTCCAGTGTCCCGTGTTCTCTGATTTCCATGTCGTTCCTCACCTTCTTAGGACTCATCCAATAAATAGCTGACCGGCACCTCTAAAGCATTGGCCACCTTTTTCACGTTCCCGATCTGAGGGTCGACATTTTTCCACTTTCCGATCGTTCCGTGTCCGAGCCCCGCCATGTCTTCGAGTTTGGTGACCGGTATGTCCCGTTCTCTGCAAAGCTTCACAACTTTGTCGTAGACCATTCGCTACCTCCTCTCTAAAAGTCACATAAATATTACAGATTTATTGACAGTTAGTAGAATATATTCTATAATTCAGTTACCACACAAAATCATTCATACATTCTACTAACCGTCGAAAGTAGAACTTTTTCTACCTGTCCTATATTGTAGTAGAACAGGTTCTACTTGTCAACAGTAAATGTAGACTATTTTCTATTTTCCAAAGGGGGAAAGTATGTCTATCTATGGCAAGATCAAAGAACTTTGTGACAGTCACAACATCGCAGTGACTGCTCTCGAGAAAGAATTGGGATGGGGACGCGGGTCGATCGGGAAGCTGAAGAACGGCGGCAATATCTCGTCGTCCCGGTTGCAGGCCATCGCCGAGTACTTCGGTGTGACCACCGATTATCTGCTTGGTGCTCAGCCAGAAGCGCAGCCCGGCTACTATATGAGCGGGGACACTGCAAGGACAGCTCAGCAGATTTTTGAGGATCCTTATCTCCGGATCCTGTTTGACGCAGCACAGGACAGTCGCCCGGAGGATCTCCAAATGGCGGCGGACTTACTTAGGAGGCTAAAAAAGACGAATCCAGATGGTTGATGTATATGTTTATATCGTAGATCTGCCCGAGAGGGTTGATGAGATGGTGACGCCGTGCCTGGATGGTTACACGGTTTACTTAAATGCGCGGTTATCTTATGCCGGGAGAGTAAAGGCTTACCATCATGCCATCCGACACATTGAACGGAATGACTTTGAGAATGACGACGTACAGAAGATTGAAGAGGAGGCGCATGGATGAAACGAACGGCCATCTATTTACGTGTGAGCTCCGATCGGCAAGCCCGCGAAGGCGACTCGATCCCGGCGCAGCGCGACGCACTACGTAAGCATATCGATGATCGGGATGATCTGACCTTTGCCGGGGAATATCTCGACGATGGAATCTCTGGAACGAAGGCGGACCGTGACGAGCTCCAGAGGCTTCTCGATGATGTGGAGGCAGGGAAAATAGATCTGATCATATTTACAAAGCTCGACCGTTGGTTTCGGTCCGTCCGCCACTACTCCGCCACGCAGGAAGTACTCGACCGTCATGGCGTCGAGTGGACGGCCATCTGGGAGCCGATTTACGACACCACAAACCCGGCTGGCCGTCTGATCATCAATCAGATGATGAGCATCGCACAATTTGAAGCTGAGAATACGAGTACTAGAATCAGACAGGTGCAAGCCTACAAGGTCGCCCAGGGCGAAGTTATCAGCGGATCCACACCCGCGGGATACTCGATTATCAATAAGAGGCTCGTACCGAACGAGGACGCGCCGAACGTCCGCGAGGCCTTCGAGGCCTACGATCGGACCGGATCTTTAAACGAGACGATGCGTCGGTGCGCGGGACTTCATGGCCTCCCCAGGTCGAAGCCTCCATTTAAGCGGATGCTGCAGAATACCCTCTACATTGGCCAACATCCGCGAAATCCCAATTTCTGCGAGCCAATCATCGACGCGGACCTGTTTGAGCGCGTACAGACCGGGCTCTCACGGAACATTAAGAAGAGCCAGCGCCACACGTACATCTTCTCCGGGCTGATCCGCTGCGCTGAATGCGGTGCGATGTACGCAGCCGGCACCAGGAAGCGGACGCGCGGAAATTACCACGAGGAGATCGCCCTCTACCGCTGCCCGCACAGGTATAACGTCAAGCCGGAGCAGTGCGATAATACCAAAGTGATCATAGAGCCGGCGCTGGAGCGCGAGCTGCTCGGATCTCTGCGGAAGCACATGGAGGACCTGATCCTGGAATATGAAATAAAAGAAGCCCCGGCCAAAGACCGGAGCACACAGATTGCAGAATATAGGAGGAAGATCGACAAATTAAAAGACCTGTATGTAAACGATCTGATCAGCCTGGAGGAGTACAAGGCCGATAAAGAGCGGTATCTGGCGACGATAGAAGAGCTGGAGCAGGAGGCACAGAAGCCCCCGGAGACCGACCTTGGAGGGCTCAGAGAGCTCCTCGCAACCAACTTCGAGGAAGTCTACACCCATATGGAAAAGCCCGAGAAACGGCGTTTTTGGCGGGCGATTTTAAAAGAGATCCGGTTCAGTAAAGACCGGACTATTGATTTGGTCTTTTGACCTGTACTAAGTTAATGCTTCAGTCATGCACGGTTCATTTAGTACCGGGCAAAATAATATAACTCATTGAGTTATTTTTATTGACAAATAACCCAATGAGTTATATAATTAAACCATAGAAACAAGGAACACAGCAAACACCAAGGAGGATAAAGAAATGACGAACATTCAGAAGGCAATCGATCTCGGAGCAAAGAGATGGACAAAGAACGGATACGACAGACTTTACATCAATCTCGATCTGGTTGAGGCTGCTTGCGAGAAATACAACGAGGGAGTCGTTCCCATGAACAGGCGCCAGAAGAACAGTTTTAAGATGTGGATCGAGGTCGAGACCGGTGAGATCAAGAGCCAGGGCGCAGGCCTCCACCCCGAAGATATCGAAAAGTGGGTAATGCAGTATATCGAAGAAGCATAACAGAAAGGAGAAAACAGTGGGGAAAAGAGTAGCAGACATGACCATCACAGAATACAGGATAAACAAAAAGGGATGCGAGTGCTTTCGATCTCGAGAGTGGAAATATATACAGAAGAAGATGACGGAGCTGAAATCAGCGAATCCCGGAGGCAAATTTACCATTCAGCACAGGTCCGCCCGCAAAGAGAAAAACGGTTTTCTTGAAAGAGACCATATGGGCCGCATCAATTGGACGCCGTGGCTTGATATTTGATTTAAAATAAGGAGGGAAAAATGGCATACTTCTACGCAGTACTTGAAGACAGAAATGACAACGATTGGGGATATGGTTCTGATAACCTCAGACAGGCAGAAAGAATGGCCCTCGACATGGGCCCGGAGGCATATATCGCAGTGATCGAGGATGGCAACGACCCGATCTGTGTCAGAGAGATCACGAAGGATGAGTTTGAAATCAGAACAAAATACGCGATCAGGAATGTCCCTTACAACTATGATGATTCAAACGAGGCGACAGACTTTCACATTTTCGAAGCGGACACCATGGAAGAGATCAACGCGGAGCTGATCCGCATCGGAGCGAAGGACGACACACATTCCGTCGAGATCTACACCGTCGACGAGGACGGCGATTTCTGGCAAGGCTCCGACTACGACACGCCCAGTAACTTCCGGAAGCGCACCGCTGCCGCCCGCAGCGTCAAGCAGATCTGCAAGATGGCAGGCATGACGCAGAACGCCGTCGCCGAGCACTTCGGGATCCCGTGGAGGACATTTTCGAATTGGTGCACCGGCTCCAGGGAGTGCCCGGAGTACACGAAGCTCATGATGCAGGAGCTCCTCGGATTATATCGCAGATAAAAATAAGCCCCGGAAGGATACTCTCCTCCCGGGGCTTTGATATGTGAAAAACAGGTGCGCGCAGAGCTGCTCTTCTTAATTTATACGGGATAGATCTTCCTGCCGTAGCTGTCGAATACGCTGTATCCCGGATGCTTGTCGGCCATGTCCAGCGCATTCGCAAGGTATTTGTGGGCGCTGATCTGGCTCTTAGTGTTTCCCCAGCTCTTCCGAACACGGAACCACCCGGAATACGAATCCGGATACACCGGTACTCCGTGATCATCATACAGCTCATACCCGGTTCCACACTCATCAACTTTCATTATACCGTTCTTGGGATTACGGTATGCTCCCTTCTGGGACTTGGTGTCCGCCCAAGACTTCCGCACCCGGAAGAGCCCGTCCGCAGGAGCGGGCGCAGGCTTAGGCTCCGGCTTGGGCTCAGGCTTAGGCTCCGGCTTAGGTGTGGGCTCGGGAGTAGGCGTCTTGTCCGGCCTGTACACCTCTTTCCCGTTCCAGTCATAGACCGCGTAGGCACCGTTCCACTTGTCCGCTTCCGCTTTCGCGTTCGCAAGGACATTGTATGCGCCCTTCTGCGTCTTGGCATCCGCCCACGAAGTGCGTACCCTGTAAAGCTGCGCGCCAAAGGGAACCACCCATGAGATGGATTTCCCGCTCTGCGTGAAGGTCGCCTTGCCCGCTTTGATCACGCCGTAGATGTCGGCATTCAGCTGCCATACCTTAACGCCGTGCTCTCTCATGCGCCCGCTGCCATACTGCGTAAATCCGCAGGATCCCGGCTGCCCTGCTTCGTTGTTGCACTGGATGGCAAAGATGCAGCCATGTGCCACGTAAATGCGTGCAGATGTTCCGTTGCCGTTGTTGCCGTGATGTCCGACTTCTGCGCCTTTGACGATAAGGCTGTACTCTTCGGCAAACTGGCTTGCGTCCGCGTCGCCCGCCATAATGTAGTAAGACTGCTTGCTATACAGGCACAGGGAACCATCGTTGACATACGCCCAGCCTTCAGGGTAGTCAAACTCTTTCGACCATTTCTTCGGCTGATTTCTGTACACATCGAAGGCGATCTCGCCGCACTTGATCGTGCTTTCATTGTCAACGTAGTGGACCTTCGCACCGGCTGCTTTTGCCTCGCGGATGAATTTCTTCAGGTAGTTCTTGTCGTCCAGAACATGGCCGCCGGGCTCGGAACCGTCCCCGGCGAGTTTCAGGCTCGCAGGATCCTGGCAGAAAATATCCGTGACAGTGATACGGCTGTCTTCGAGCAGGCGGAACCCGCCGCCCAGATGGTCGACGTGTGCGTGCGTCCCTACGAAGGAGACCTCGGTCAGCCCGTTGTCGACCAGGTACTGTACCAGGCGCTTTGCCGGCTCGCTGTCTTCCATGTATGCGTCGATGACGATCGCATGGCCGTTCTGGTCGTGCCATACACAACCGGCTCCCTTCCTGCAGTCAGGCGAAGACGTGCGCTTATAGCCGGGATAAAAGATGCGGATTTCCTTTGGCTTTTCGGCGGCAACAGGCGCAGCCGCCGGTTTGGTCTCCGCTTTTTCCTGTTCCTTTTTCTTGTATTCCACGTTGTATTTGGCCAGACCGTACTGCTCGACCAGGCTGCAGATTTTCTCCACGTAGTCAGGAGCCGTAGCATAGCCGCCCGCCTTAATGATGGTAGCCGCCTTCTTGTAGTCTGTCTCCCCCACCAGTCCCGGATAACGAAGGGCACTGCCGTTCTTTGCGCCCGCCAGGTACGCACTGTGGTCGCCTACGCTCTCAGCGTAAGAGTTGTAAACGCGGAAATCTGCCTTCACGGTCGCCGCGCCAGTGCTGTACACCTCTTTGGTATCCTTCGTGCATACCCTTTTGCCGTCCCATGTGGAACCGGGCCAGGTATTCCCGGACAGGTTCTTTTTCATACCGAAGAGGTTGTTCGCGTTCTTAGCAAGGTCGCTGCGTCCCCAGCCGCTTTCGAGGATCGCCTGTGCGATGGTGACGGCTGCGCAGATGCCGCGCGCCTTCATGTCCGCCTGCGCAAGCGGCGCGATCTCGTCAATGAAGGCCTCTGTATAGGGCTTTTCCCTGTTCGTCTCCACGGGCTTTTTAACGCCGTTCTTGTAGTCTGCTTCCAGGGCGGCTCTCGTCTTCGGTCCGTATACTCCGTCGATCGTCAGTCCCTTGATGCGCTGGAAGGTCCGCACAGCGGATTCCGTGTCCAGACCAAAGGAACCGTCCGCGCCGCATCCGCCGCAGTCATAGCCGCAGGCAATGAGCATTTTCTGCATCTTTTCCACATCGTCGCCCTGATCGCCACGACTCAGGGAGACTGTGACAGAGATACCGGTCAGCCTCGCCTTAAATTTCTTCCATTCCGCATCGCCTCCGACTGCGCCCCAGCCGGGCACCCTCGGACAGCTCTTACCGGTCACGTCATAGTGCCTGCACACCCGGTCTGCCGGGACATTGAACTTCTGCATCAGGTATTTGGTCAGCTCTACCGCCGCCGTAACTGCTGCCGCCGTAAACTCCCAGCTACTGCCGTTGTTATGCGTGCAAATCTCGATACCGATGGAATTGCGGTTCGTGCACTTGCTGTGCAGGGGGTGATGACTGGATTCGATCTCTCCGCCGCAGTGCCATGCGTAGTATTTGGCAGGATCGCAATACTCTCTTATCTCCCCCGAGCGGTCCACGAAGTAGTGCGCGCTGGCGCCCCTGTTCCCGCCGTTAAAATACTGCACATTGTTTGCCGCCGTTCCCTCGGATCCTGTGTAGTGGATAACGATGTACTTGGCGCCTTCCGTTCGAGTGCCGCAGTTTCTGCCCGGTGTGAAATTGCCGTTTTTAATAATGTTGATACCCATTTGTATCCTCCATATAAAAAAAGAGGCCCGAAGGGCCTCTCTGCTTTTATCGTTATTTCTCAGCATTTATCATTATTCGTTTTTGGCTGTAGCTCCGATCTCTTTCGCCGCGTTCATCTGCTTGACCGCCGCCTCGATCATGATGTCGATTTCCTCATCAGACAAATCGATGTTCTTCTGTTCGAGGATCCGCTTAATAAATTTAGTAACGATCGCCTTGCGCTCTGATCCAGGCATCGCCTGGTGGCACTGCTCCGCGGCAAGGACTGCCTGCATGGTCCAGTCGATCAGCGCCTGCATGACCGAGTTCTCGGTCTTCGCGCGGATAAAAGGTATCGCGTATCTCGTTATCAAAAATGTCGCGATCATGATAGTAAGTTTTAATATTTCCAGGATAATATCTCTCATTGTTCCCTCACTTTCCGTCGTTTTCCAGGTCTTCAATTCTGTGGTTGATGACTTTGATCTGCTCCTCGACCACCGGCATTCGGCGCGCAAAATTATTGTGTTCCCTGACCTCGCGGGTCAGTTCGTCAATCTTCGTGTCCGTCACCGCCTGCGTGACCTTCAGTGTCTCATTCGTTTTCTGATTCGCTCCCCATACCGTGATGATCGTCCCGATCAAAGACAGAATCCCGGTCACGGCAGCCGCTATTACCGCTTCTAACACATTGGCGCCCTCCATAGGATCACATGAAAAGAGCGCCCCTGAGGGCGCCCTGGTTGATTGTTTCGTGCCGATCAGTCAGGAATACAGACGTTCTCCCACTTCTTATAGGCGTCGAGGTAGGTCTCGTTCTTATCGCCGTTGTGTGTGATCTCGTAATACATTCCGTCGGAGATGGTCGTGCTCACAAGAGCCTTCCAATTCTGCAGGGTCTTGCAAAACCAGACGATAAAAACATCGTCCTCGGTGATCGTCTTTTTGTCTGTCTTGTCGACATGGTCGTTAAAGTAATTGACCACGAGCTCCTTGGCCCGTTTCTGCATTGCATCGTTCATTTTTTATCCTTTCTTTTGCGCCGGCGCAAAATAACTGTTCGTGTGTTTATGCCACGTACTGTCTATAAGACGCTTCTACTTTTTCAACGCTTGTTTCAATATACACCTGCGTGGTGCTGATTTTGGAATGCCCCAACAGTTTCTGAATCTCTTGAATCGGCATCCCTTTTCTTGCCAAGTCGGTCGCCAATGTTCGTCTGAATCTGTGCGGATGAATGTGGATGCCACACATCTTCGACATTGCTCTCAGCGTATATCCAAAGCCATTCGTGCTATATTTACCGCCAAGTCGTGTCGTGAATAAATATTCGCTCTTGTGCTTGTTCCACTTCAGATACTTCGCAAGATACTTCTTCGCCACCGGTGTCATAAAGGTCGTTCGGTCCTTGCCACCCTTACCGTTTTTGACATGGACAACCAATTGATCAAAATCGACATCCTCAAGCTTGAGGTTGCAAAGTTCATTGATTCGAAGTCCAGTAGACAACAGAGTCTCTACCAATGCTCGCTCGTAGGGTGATTGGCAGATAGTCCTTATCGTATCAATCTCCTCGCTGGAAAAGGCCTTTTTCTCTTCGCTCGGCACTTTGATGGTCTTGATTGGATCGCATGGATTTCTCTCAATCATTCGATTGGTGTAAAGCCACGAAAAAAACGGAGAGACATTCGAACGATTATTTCTCACCGATGAGCTTTTCATCCCGGACATTTTCAATCCAGCAAGCCATGCCATAATATCAGCAGTTCCAATTTCGGAATACTTCCTGTTACCCAAAAACTTGAACATTCGCTGCAGAGTATACTTATATTGCCTAATCGTGCCTTTGGATTTTCCTTCTACTGTGAGGCATCCCAAGAACGATTTGATTACTCGCTGATTTTCATCATCATACACTATTAACTCTGTAGACCTCTTCGCCAAGTCGTAGTCTTTGAGTTCCAAAGTCACAATGTCGATGACCTTCTCGGCGGTGTCGGCATCCACGATGTCTGCCAGCCTGGACTTGATCGTCTGAATGAACTGTTCTTTTGCCATAAAAAAATACCTCCCTTTGACAACGCGAAGGTAGGCATGGTAGAATACATCCATACCTTCGGGTAGGGAGTCGCGTTTCTGATTGGTAGTCGGGCGCGGCTCCCGTTTTTTTGTTTCGATGTATTTCTATTTTATGACAATTCTTTTACATTTTCAATAATGTTCTGCTTTCACTTCTGAGTAAAATGGTGCTTTAACTCAGTT